GCGGCAGTCAAGGCGGCTGCGCTTGTTATGGCGTATCAGACGGGTGCGAACTGGATGGAAGTTGTAACCAAGGTTTGGGATGAAGATGACTTTGGGTTATTTTCGATGGTTATAAGTTTTTGGTTCGTTGGGCGTAGCATAGAAAAATATCAGAAATGAACGATGAGGCTAAGAAGCTTTGCAAGGATGTACTGATCAAGCCCTTTGAAGGGCTAGCAAAGCGTTTGCCTGACGGACGAGTAACAGCTTATCCTGACCCCGGAACCCGTGGACATCCTTGGACAATTGGCTGGGGAGCCACTGGCCCTGACATTAACCCCGGCACGGTCTGGACGATTGAGCAATGCGAAGATGCACTGGATCACCACGTTGAATACTTTCTCAGGGGTTTGTTTAAACTTTCTCCAAAGATACAAACCGCACTGCCCCGACGCATTGCCGCTGTGACTAGCTGGGTCTACAATTGTGGCCTAGGGAACTACCGAGTTTCTACGTTCAAGAAGCGGATAGATGCGGGGGATTGGGATGGTGCAGCCGACCAATGTATGCTGTGGAATAAAGCCGCTGGAAGAGTCCTGCCGGGGCTTACCCGCCGCCGAGCGGCAGAAGCTGCACTGATGAGGTGAGCCGTGCCATTAAAAAAGATACTACTGAAAAGCGGGGTTAATAAAGAAAATACTCGCTATACAAATGAGAACGGTTGGTATGTATCCGACAAGGTTCGGTTTCGTCAGGGCACACCAGAGAAGATTGGTGGGTGGCGCAGAATATCGCAAGCCGTTTACTTAGGGATTTGCCGTTCTCTTTGGAACTGGGTTACTTTAAGTAACTCTAACCTGCTTGGTGTAGGAACCAACCTAAAGTACTACATTGAGCAAGGTGGTGCTTATTCCGACATCACCCCCATACGTTTAACCCAATCAGTGACCTTTGCTGCGGTTACTGTATCTCCCTTTTCCTCAACCATCACGGTTACATCGGCTAATCATGGTGCAATCACTGGGGATTTTGTAACCTTCTCCGGTGCAGTAAGTCTGGGTGGAAACATCACAGCAGCGGTGCTTAATCAGCAATATCAAATTGCTTCTGTACCCACATTAAATACTTTTACCATCACGGCCAAAGATCCCGGTACGGGTGCGCCTGTCACTTCAAACGCCTCGGATAGTGGTAATGGTGGTGGGTCTTCGGTCGGTGCTTTCCAAGTTAATACGGGTCCGGGCGTTGCTCAGGTTCCTCTGGTTGGATGGGGCGCAGGTGCTTGGGGTAGTGGGTCATGGGGTGTTACGCCACAGGTTACAGACCCACTGCGGATATGGAATGCTGGCAACTGGGGGGAGGACTTAGTCTTTGGTCCACGCACGGCTGGTATTTATTACTGGGATGCGACTAACGGCTTATCAACAAGAGGTGTTGCACTCAACAGCCTTGGGGGTACTGTTACCCTAACAATAGCTTCACCTTGCGTGATTACGCTGTCTAACGTGCTTGCTGAGGGTACAGCCATTAAGCTTGCTACTACTGGCGCACTTCCAACGGGGCTAACTGCGGGTACAACATACTATTTAATTAATGTTGATGGGGTCACTGCAAACCTGTCAACCTCTGCAACGGGTTCGGCTATAAATACTTCAGGCAGTCAGTCTGGAACGCAAAGTATCTCTACGCTTGTTGATGTGCCTACCGTGCAATACAGCATGCTGGTTTCGGATGCTTCTAGGTTCTTATTACTATTTGGCACAACCGACTACGGCAGTACGACTGCTGACCCCATGCTCATTCGTTGGGGTAACCAAGAATCTTTAGTTGATTGGGTGCCATCCCCGCTTAATCAAGCAGGTAGCTTGCGCTTATCCCACGGCTCGCAGATTATTGCAGTGCAGCAAACTAGGCAGGAAGTGTTGGTGTGGACTGATTCTGCGCTTTTTTCTCTGCAATATCTCGGCCCGCCGTTGGTTTGGGGTTCGCAAATTCTTGGGGACAATACGTCCATCATCGGCCCTAACGCCACTGCAATTGCATCCGGGGTAACTTACTGGATGGGTGTGGATAAGTTCTATGTGTACAACGGTAGGGTGCAAACACTTCGTTGCGATCTACGTCGGTATGTGTTCAGCGACATTAATAAGTACCAGAACTTCCAAGTCTTTGCTGGAACAAACGAAGGATTCAATGAGGTTTGGTGGTTCTACTGTTCGGCTAATTCTACGACTGTTGATCGCTATGTGGTGTACAACTACGCTGAAGATATTTGGTACTACGGCACGATGGCACGTACGGCGTGGAGCGATTCAGGTATTCGCGCTTATCCACAAGCTGCTACATATAACTACAACATTGTTGACCACGAGTACGGTGTTGACGATAACGAAACAGGCACGACGCTACCAATTACTGCTTACATAGAGTCTGCTGAGTTTGATATTGAAGACGGACAAAACTTTGGGTTTGTATGGCGTATGGTGCCGGATCTGACATTTGATGGGTCTACAGCAACAACACCCCAAGTTACGATGACCCTTTACGGTATGAACGGTTCGGGGTCTGGGTTTAATACCGAGGCGGCTAAATCTGTTGCCCGTACATCCACCGTTACGATTGAGCAGTTCACCAATATTGTTTACACCCGTATCCGTGGGCGACAGATGATTATGAAGATCGGGTCAGATGGTGTTGGTACGACATGGCAGCTTGGTGCACCACGAATTGACATCAGGCAGGACGGCAGACGATGACTCTTAAATTAGATAATCCAGCCCCTCCTAGCCTGCCACTTGCGCCGCCTAATTACGAACGTGCGTATCACGATCAGTTTTCAAATGTCTTAAGACTTTACTTTAATCGTCTTGAGAATATAACGAGAAGTTTGCTTGGGCCAGATGGTGGCCGGTTTATGAGTAATCCGTTTGGTGCTTGGTCAAGCGATTCGGATCAAATTGCGGTTAGTACAACGGCAGCTTACGCAATTACTTATGATGTGACTGATGTTGCCGATAGCGTCTATTTAGCAGGCAATTCTAAACTGACGGTTACTTACCCTGGTGTTTATAACTTACAGTTCAGTATTCAGTTCAAAAATTCAGATACGCAGATACACGATGTAGACGTATGGGCTGCTATTAACGGAACCAACTTATCAAATAGTAACTCAAGGTTTTCAGTGCCAAATAGTCATGGTGGCGTAGATGGGCATTTAATTGCTGCGTTGAACTTGTTTTTGCCTCTAAATACGGGTGACTATATTGAACTATACTGGCATACTAATAATCTAGGTGTAAGCATAGAACATTTTCCTGCTGCGTCTTCGCCTACACGCCCCGAAACTCCGTCAGTAATTGCAACAATGGCGTTCGTTTCTTCTATACCTACTTAAGATGGCTACCACTAACCCCCTAGCTGCCTTCCAGCAATTTGTTGCACAGCAAAAAGCTGCTGCGCCCCAACAAGGGGGGTCTTTAGACGACTATCTGGCTGCACGGGCTAAGCAATACGGTGCTACACCCAAGGGTGCAAAGTCTGACACGGGCTGGACTGCGGGGGAAGCGTTGGTTAATCCGTTTGCTGGGTTGACGGATTTTGGTAAGAAAAACGTTGATATTTATGGTACTGGGGAAGAATTAAGTAACGTAGTAGGGCAGGAAGAAAGAGCAAAGACCGCTAGCGATCTGATGCGGGAAAAGTTTGGTGAGCAGCTAGGACATAAATCCACGTTTACCAAGGCGTACAAGAAAGATGAAAAAGGTAATCCTGTTGAAGTAGAGCTAGATTCCCTTACGCCAGAAGAACTTAACTCTGGTAATGTTGTGCTGTTCATGGGGGGTAAAACGGGAGGCGAAAGCCGCGAGCGCATGGCGCAAGCTTACATCCCCCAGGGCGATAAACTTATACCTGTTGGCGATCCAAAATATTATAAAGGCGAGCATCCTGACGCTAAGAATGTGGCTACTGCGTTAAAAGTTGGGTCTTTACTTGCTATGCCTTTTGGTGGTGTTGGTGGACTGCTTAGCGGGGTTACTGGAACGGCTGGTGTTGCGGGTGCAGCAGGTGCTGCGCTTGGCGAGCTTGGGATTAATACAGCAGGTAGTGGGATTGCAGGGCAGTTAGCTAATTTAGGACTTCCATCTTTTGCTGCCGACGCTGGGGCTAAGGCTTTAGTGTCAGGGGTTCTCAGTGGGGGGATTGGCTCGCTAACCGACCAACCGTTTTCTAAAGGTTTTAAAACCGGCGCTACATCTTCATTAGCTTCAGATGTTATAGGTGCGGGAGTTAATAAAGTCGCCCCTGATATGTTTAAAGGTCTTGGTTCGTTAGCAACTCCGGCTAAAGCTTTAACTACACAAGCATTAACGGCAAAAGTTCTAGGTAGAAAGTTTGATCCCGCTGCTGCCATAAAAGGTGCGGCTATTAATTACGGAATTGGGCAGGGGCTACAGACTGCTGGGGTAGATCCAAAAGCATTTAATCAATTTATGCAATTTGCTGCACCGATGATTGCAGCGCGGCGCAGGCCGGGAGGTAGATGATGGCTGATAGCAACAAAAGAAATTATTTATATGGAAGTGGTGATGATAGTGGAGATGATAGTGGGGAGTCTTGGGATTTTGGTGAGAGTATTGTAAGCCCCTCATTACCTCAATTTACTGATCTATACGGTGATTTAACATTACCCGAAATTGATACTTTATATAGTCAGTTTGTGGCAGAGTATGGAGATCAATATACGCCGGAACAGTTAGCGAATTTAAAAGGTGCGCTCCTTGGTGGTATGTCTCTTGAAGAGATGACGGGGTATTCAGATCAAGCTAAAGCTGATGTTGCTCCCGGCGGTATCATGTCGGGCAACCCTTTTGGTACACAAACGGGGGGAACTAAAGGGCAATCACTCCTTGACAAACTCCTCTCAAACAAAGGTCTTCTCCAAGCCGGACTTGGTGGGCTGGGTGCTTTAGCTGCGTATAAATCTGCAAAAGATGCCCAAAAACAAGCTGCTGGTGCTAC